GATCGTCACCCTTGCCGATTGTCGTTGTGCGACCGATACCGGGTTCAGCTGCCCCACCGCCACCAGAATCTATTCTCAGCCGTTGCCCAAGAGATTGCCTTCCACCGCCGCCACCGTGACCGGCATTGCCGCCACTGCCGCCGCCTACACCTGTCTCCATTCGCTGCAATGTATCGCGCACATCACGCAACAACGCATTTGAGTCACCTTCAATCTCAGTCAAGTCTTTCGTTGTATTGGAAGCCGTCGCAAAGATTGACGGCTCACCCGGATCATTAATGCCAAGCTTGCCACGAAGATAAGTTCTGAGCGAATTGTCTTTCTTGTCGCTCTTCATAATCTCAAGCACTTGCTTAAGAGGTTCTGATATCGGCAGAACATCGATGAGCTTCATAGGTGCAGGTTCAGCAAGCCCAGCCAACTCGCCTAAGTCTTTTAAACTTCCGGGCAAACGCTTACGTGCCGAAAAATCCGTGCTGCCGGATGTACCCTCGCTCCGTCGCCTATCGGGAGCTAATCGTTGAGGTGCCATACCATAATAATCCGCACCACGGCCCATCGGGTCTTCACCAACAGCATAAGGTACTTGGTTAACGCGTCGAGGCCCGGAATATTGCATACCGTAATCGCGACCGGTGCCCATCGGGTCTACTTGCGGAAAGGCCCGTTCCGATGGCGGAATCGGCGTAACCTTGTCACGCTTACTGTCGATCCATGCTTGAATGCTTTTATATACGTCGATGATCGATTGAACTTCGCGAATCGTGTTCTTCACGGTATCGAGAGCTTGATCGGTACCAGAATTAATGTTGTCAGCAATGGAGCGCGCAGTTAAACCACTTTGACTCTGCGCTTCAGTTAACTTGTTGATTCCCTCAATGCCGTGATCAGTAATGCTGGTCCAGATGTTGCCAAACCGAATTTCAAAATCGACCCACATATCGTGGTATTTTTGAGACTCGGCTGCATTCGTGCGCCAGACCTCAACACCACGCGCCGATGCCCTTGCGTAATCTTCCAACACACTAATCGGAACACCAAAATAATCCGAAAGAGCAATCTTGGCTTCTCTGGTTTGGTTGCCGAACGTTCTAATAATCTCGTTCACAGCACCCATCTGGTTGCCAGCCTGAACCAATTCCTTCAGACGATTGGCAAACGCCGCGCCGCCTTGGCTCTGTGATAACGTTCGATAGAGTTCACTGCCTTCCTTAAACGCCGCCAGATTATTCAGCTTACCGCCAAGCGTGCTGATAACATTATTGGCTTCCTGCATACTCATGCCCATGCGACGCATCGCCTGTTGCATGTCCTGCACATTCGAAGCCGCAAATCCGGTATTGCGCGCAAAGTTCTGCAGCTGCACATTACCAGAAGCGACAGTTTCCAACGATTTCGCAACAGCATATAAACCTGCGGCGACACCAACCGGCCCCAGCAAATTCGTGGCCATGCCACTGAACACATTGTTCAGTCGCGTGAAGCCGCCAGAACTTCCGGCAAAATCCTGCGCTTTCTTGTTGACGCCCTCCAGCTCGCGGCCCATCTGCTTTAGCGCAGCCGACATCATGTCGCGGAGTGCGACATCAATTTCTACGCGCTCGTTAGGTGCCATCCGAGTCGTCTTGTCCTTGCTGAGTTTCGAGAAGCAACGCTGTCCACTTCATGTGCCGTTGAATGACCGACAATGGTTTATTCAAAAACACATCGGGATCGATGCCGTATTGTTTGGCGAGCCGGTAACAATCGAGGATCAGCGTATCGCTCAAAAGTCCGGCATAAAAAAACTTGCCAAACTCCAAGCCGCTGTATTCCAGTCTTTCGGATGCATTTGCCGAATAGTCGATGGCGGAACGGTCGCAAGTAACGCCATCATCTGCGTCATCGACTTGGCGTCAAATGTCACCTTCGGTGTATCGCCGCTCATCATGTCAATGATGACAGGATTGCCAGTGCGTTCAATATCTCCAGCGGTCGGCTCACGAAATTTCAACTCGCTAACTTCGTCGCCGTTGGCAATGATTGCTTTACGAAGTGGAACAATAATTGGTGACGGTGCGCCGTTTACTTTCGGCGCTTCTTGTTCTTTCTCATCAGGCATCGGCATTACCCGATTTCATCACAGCTGACACCTTGGAAGGTGACGCGCGTCTGACCTTCACGGGTGTTCAGCTCAAGCGCCGAGGTGCACCACGCTTCGCGGAGAACATAGGTCTTGCCATTGGCGAGTTCGGCCGTGACCGTGGCGTTAACAACAGCCTCGACCTCATCCATGGACAGCAACGGATCAAGCGACACGTCACCAGAGATCACCGGCAGACGCGGCATCTCAGAATATCCATGGATATAATCTTGACCTGCAATACCCGCGCGCTCCAAGGCAGACGGCGAGACAGTGAAGTTGCCACGCAACGGATAAAGCGCGCCGTCCACCTTGAGATAGGCGATGCCCGCTATTCTTTGAGACATTGTCGAAGTCCTTCATGGTGGTGGGAGAGGGCGCAGAACGCCAAACGCCGCGAAGGATTTCTTCGCGGCGTGGGGTAGGGATGATATTTTTTGGAAAGAGAAAGCGTAGCTTTCAGATCAAGATCGGCTATAATTAAACGCGTTAGCCGTCGTCCATGAGTGTACCGAGTACCGCGAGCGTATCGATGAATGTGGCGCAGCTATCACTGCGCCACATTTTTTTAGACGATAGCGAGATCGACGCCGCGAGAATATTGCAGACGAAATTGCGCCAGCACCGCAAACACGCGAAGCTGATTAACGAGGTCAGGCGGATATAAAATATTCAACCGGTTCACATCATTGTTGTCGCGCTCAACAATCAGGTTAGCCTTAAATGCAGCAGCATCCTCGACCAGCCCATTGAATTCGTCCATTCGATATTGGGCAACCAATTCCGCCTTGACCGTCTTGGGCGTAACAATCGCCTGACCCGCACCGAAGCGCGTGCCATCATTCGCCAACTTATGACGTGGAAACTTGCTGGTGATCGCCTGTCGCTGATTACGCAGCAACTTCGCCAGCGTCGCGAGTGTCGTCACCACCTCATAGGCATCGTCCGAAGCACCATAGAGATTGACCGTGCATGTCGTGGTTTCCCGCGCGATCATCGGAATATTATCAGCAAGCGTGCGCTGAGTTGCGATGCCGCTCAACGACAACGCATTGAGTTCGCTGATCAAGAACCGATCTTCGCCATTCGCCGGGAGAACGCCTTCAAGATGCAGAGTCTGCAACGGCCGAGCAGGATCATTCGCCAAAGCACGCGCCGCCTTGGCGCAATACGCCGCCGCCCATTCCCAAACCGGAGTAGGGCTACCATCTTCGACGCCCATTACTGAAAGCTGCGGACTATTCCGCGTCGCACCGAACACTAACAGATCAGCATAAGAATCACGCATGGCGCTGAAGATGTGGCCATAGTGCTGACGAATAAATCCCCAACGACCCTGATCACCGAACCCAAATTCGGTTTCCCAAGCCGTCAACGAAGTGCTGTCCGTCCAAGGCAACGCGACAAATTCAACTTCGCGTTCACCGAGATTACTGATCGCCGTCGTAAAGAGCGGAACACCAGCACCGGTCGCGAGCGGAACATAAGCCACTGTCAAACCAGCTGGCATGATCTCGCCGCCAATCGCGCCATGATAATTATCCGACATCAAAATGTCGTTGCCGTAAGTCCCAGCACCTTTACAAAGTACCAAAGCTGCAGTCGCGCTGACCGCCAGATCAGGAAGACCATTGATCGCGGCAGCAATAGCCGTAGCAACTTGAGTAACGGTATCTGTTGACGACACCGCAACCGGCACATGCGCACCGCCGACATAAAGATGAAGTGTGCCAGCAGAAGTCGGTTGGGTTGAAACCGTAATCGTTCCCGTCGCTGCGTTAGTGCCCTCTGCTACTGGCAAACCCCAAACCTCATTGGCCCAGTTGTTGGCGAAGTAAGCACGAAACATATTCGCCAACTGACTGCCTTGACCAAAAGCATTGTCTGCCTGCGCTTGCGATGCAATCGGTCGCGGTACATTGACGGCAGCAGTCGCCGTAGCGGCAAGCCATGTCCCGACAAGCAACGTCGGCAACCGATTAATCGGAAGACCGGCTTTGCTGGAATCGACTTCCACCCAATAAAGGGGCATCCGCCAATTGGCAGGAATTTGCGAATATGAAATCGGCATTTCGATCTCCTTGAGGGTTGATGGGGTACAGGCGCGCGCGGTCGCTCGCGCGCGCGTGTTTCAAACGCGGCGGCGTCGATCCGATTTCAGAAAATAACGGTAGGTGTTAGAGCGGTTTCGTTTCGGTCTTAGGCTCAGACTTTGCCTTAACCGGTTCTTTCAAAAGAATGTCGCCATCGCGAACACGACGGGCCGTAAATGAATCGTCTGGCCAATCCGCTGTGCCATCCTCACGAAAACCAGTGCCGTTCGCGTGACGCAACATTCGTTTCATTTCTTCATTTTTCGGCCAGACGCGCATTGCGTTCTCCTGTTTATGCAATCGTTACTGTCGGTGCCGTCGTTGGTGTTGGTCGAGGGCGGGTGCGCAAAATCAAATCAGTCGGCGCGTCAATTGATCCTTGAGCCGGATGCGTCAACACATCACCATCCTCGATCCGACGTTGCGTAAATTTGTCATCCGGCCACTCAGCTGATCCGCCACCTGCAGCAAAACCGACACCGTTCAAGTGTTTCAGAACCGCGCGAACAGCTTCATTCTTCGGCCAAACCGTCGTCATAGGTCTGCACTCCTATTGAGGAAGATCATACTCAGTGACAACCTGTTGCGTATCATCCTGCTCTGCCTGCGTGCCACCAGCAGGAAAGGATGTCTCGACGTGGATCGTTTCAAGATCATCCATCACAAGCGGCGGATAAATAATGGTGCCGAGATCGCACACCAGCTCCCAACGCAATTCCGCAATCGGAGTCTCATTATCCAAACCGGCATTACCGAAAACATGCGTGCGAGTGCCGCTGGAAAAACCTTGAATCTTAAAAATGCTGTTGTTGTAAAGTGTCGGATCAGAAAACAAACCACCAGCCAATACCTGCATCGCTGTATCAAGCGCATACTCAGCTTCATCCGGGTCATTGTTGACAACGATCACGGAAAATCCAATCCGCACCGTGGTGCGAAAGCGTGGCTCACCTGCATCGGCATCACCATCCGGCACACCAATCTCTTGAATAAAATACACGCCACAAAACGGCAAAGACTGCGGTTGAATCTGCAGCGTTTTGTTGCTGCTAAAAGTAAACGTCGAAAAATACGGAAAGGTTTTCACCCGAGCAAGAATGCCATCACGCACCAGCATCGGATAAGAGCGTTGGATATGCGTGATACCCGGCGTCTTACCACGTAGTCTAAGATCACGCGGAAATGGAGCAATGCTCACGGCTTCGTCACCATAACCTTGCGCACAAACAACGTGGTCTCACCGCCACCATTCGTATTGGCATCCATCACCTGAAAAGTACCGAGCGCGGGCATGCCGATATGAGCTGGAATATAGAGCGTGTCATTCTGCGCCGGGATCACCGCGAACTCTTCTTCGATGATATCGACTATGGTTCGCGCATCAGAATAGATTGAGCTATCTTCCATCATCACATCGACGGGCTGCGTGCCGTAACAACCGCGCCCAGTAAACGCAGGTTGACCCGGCTGACTCGCAGTCGGTGTAAACGTCACGGGTCTGGCGAACACATTAAATGCAGGCGCGAGAACTTGCTGACTGAAGTTAATCGCCATCTTGTGCCCATGATGAAACAATACCGCGCACGATTGCGCGTCCCTCGCGGCGGCGTGCGTTTCTGACCCGACGAATTCGGCGCAACCGACGTGAAACTTTAAGCGTCACCTGCAGCGGATAAGGAAGCCGACCGACTACCCATCGTCCGCGATAGTCGCGTGGTTGCGAACGCCAATCGTGACGCCACCCCTCATCCAACCATTCTTGACGGCTTCTAGCCCATCCACCGCGCCGCCATTTCGCCTTACGGCGCGGGCGTGACTGATTATTGACCTCTTGCTGCAGCCCATTAAGAATGCGTGAACTTTGCGATGAAACTGGATTGACAGAACTCAGCCATTGTTGACGCACTCTGGCAAGTTCACTCGCACCACCCGTTTCTGCGACTGCACCAAACCGCTGAGCGAATTGAAGCCCGATACCTAACACCGACGACCGAAACAAACTGGAAATCAAATCTCTGCCAGCATCTTCAACTCTGGAGATGATCAGTTTTTCAAGTCGATTATCATTGCCTTGCATCAATGCCGAAGCGAGTCTTCCCAACCCACCGGAATTCATGCTGAACATGAACTACACCCAGAACCGCATAAAGTGTTTCAAGAGATCGCCAACCGCGCGCCGAGCTGCGGTACCTCCCGTCGCTGCAGCAGTTGTGCCTGACTTGGCATTCGGATCGAAATAGATCACGCGCGAATCTTTGTGGCTAACCATCCGGATCGTCGCGTCGCCACGAACCGTTGCGTAATAAGCTTCCCGCGTCATCAACAACGCCGCTTGGCGCAACGCGCGCGGCGCATCGTTGGGAAGATCATATCCTCCAGTGTAGGTGATCGTGACGGGATCGAACCATGCCGAGCCAAGACGCGTCAGCGTTCCGGAGTTGGCATCGAGATCGTAATCATCACCAGCGACCAGAACATCGCCGCCCTCATCAACACTATCAATGCGAAGCACCGGATAGCGCGACAGAAAAATGCGATTATTGTAACTGGTATCGACTTCGCGGAATGTCTCGACGACTTGCTCTTTCGCAAAAGTGCGATTGCACAACGCCGCAATTTCGGCTGACGACCATTCAATCATCAACTCGACTTGATCATCCAGCATTCTGTCGACCGTCATCAGGTTGAGCGCAAGTCGGGCTTCATAAAGAGTCACCAGCGAAACATCTTCCGCTGGTTTGATGACCGACAGCGACGACTGCATTACATCGCCTCCGACTGAAATTGCTCAAAGAGTCGACGCGCCATAAGGGCAGGGCCGTGACTCCCGTCGCTCATGATCGGAGTGATGGTGTAGGTCTTCAGATCGAGTAGCCAATCGATTGGCTCACGACCGGTCGGGCCAGTGTCGCCCTTTGCACCAGCAGGCCCGCGATCACCACGCTTGCCGTCTTCACCGCGCTTGCCAGCAGGTCCAGAATGCCAACCCTCGCCGGGACAAGAGCCGGGGTTATCACTCTTCGCGATGAACCAAGTGGAATTCAACGTCACGACATCAAGCGCTGAATACTTCTCGGCGACTTTGTAAAGACCACGAATAGTAAACGACCGGCCGTCCTTGCCGTTCACACCGTGACGGCCATCTCGACCGTCCACACCGGGAGCAGCAAGACATGCCCAATCTGTATGACCCGGCATTTTCGACGTGTCGCGCAACGCCTGATAGGTGCCGCCGCCGTGAATGACGACATCGCCGCGATATGAAATGCCGTCGTCATTCCAGACTTTAATCAACGGCAATTTGCCGTCCGGACCACGCTCGCCGCGCTCGCCCTTTTCACCACGCGGACCAATGACAGTGTCACCACGATCACCCTTTTCACCGCGCGCGCCGACGATGCTTTCGCCACGGTCACCGCGATCACCGCGCTCGCCACGAACACCGGGCGGCCCCATCAGGCCCTGAAGGCCCATATCGCCGCGATCACCTTTTTCACCGGCAGGCCCAACGATACTTTCACCGGCAGGTCCAGCAGTACCGGGTGCGCCGGGTTCGCCGATTCCAACCTCGCCACGCTCGCCTTGCGGGCCTGCGATGCTCTCGCCAGCAGGACCAATCTCGCCGGGTGCGCCGGGTTCGCCGGGTTCGCCGGGTGCGCCCATCGCACCGGGTTCGCCGGGTGCGCCGGGTTCGCCCTGCAATCCTGCTTCACCGGGCACACCTTGCGGCCCAGCTTCACCGGCTTCGCCGCGCTCGCCAGACACACCTTGCGGCCCAGCTTCACCAGCCTCGCCACGATCACC